GCTATTTTTATTGGTGAAAGATTAGATATTTTTTTTAATGTATCTGAAGCTTTTGATTTTACTGTTTGTAATCCTGTAGTTCTTTGTGGAAAAGTTCTACCTAAATATTTATTTTGATCAGCAATAGTTCTTGGTGTTCTATATGTTTTGCCCCCAACTCCTTTAAAAGTCATAGGCTCTTTAACTGTTTCTATATCAGCATCACCTGGAGGTCCTACTTGTCTATCAACTGTTGCAGTACCTGTTGCAATTGCATTTTTTTCTGCGTCAGTCATTTGGTTGTAAGTAGTATTTACCATTTTACCAGCATCTCTAACTGTAGCTTCTTTTACTTTTGGAGTCTTAAGCATAGAGCCATAATCTTGTTGTGTATCACCACCAAGATTAGCTTTTGATAATTGTTTATATGGATCTGCAGTAGTAGTAGTTGTATCTGTTTTAGTAGTATCAGTTTTAGCAGTAGTAGTAGTTGTAGCTGCATCTTGTGATGCAAGATCAGGTAAATTTAATTTATTAATTTTATCAAATCCTACAGATTTTAAACTATAATTTCCAGTTGTTGCATCTCTTTCTAATTCATAAGTTCCACCACCTACTCTAGATACATCAAAAGTTTTTGTTGTTGCCATATTATTCCTTACTGCGTTTTATTGCCTGTGGCAGGCTTAGTAGCTTGCGAACTAAAGCCAGCTTCCCCTGGCATTGGTACAGAACCCGTTCCGATGTTGCCACCTCCAGTTCCTGTATTGTCTGTTGGCGAAGCTCCTGGAGGAACTCCTCCCATATTTGCCATTGGACTTTGTTGTCCACTATTGCCTGTATTTTGTTGATTTCCATTTGCCATCCCCATTATGTGTGCGTATATTGCTGCTTTCTCTGGATCATTAATTAATTGATCTGGATCTATATCCAAAGCTTTTGCAACTTCTTTTAAACATGTATGCCATTTAACAAACGGTGCTAACGATGGGTTAGAAGCTGTTTGCATAAATGTCATTAGTCTTTGTGATCTAACTTCTTTTTGCATTAGAGAAGATGTTCCCTGTGCTTTAATATCTAGATCACCTTTTATTTCTGGTCTATCAATATTAAATTGCATATTCCAATGAAATAAAGATTGTCCTAGGGGCTTTAATAAATAGTCATCAATATTTTTGATAACTGTTTTAATACTAAGTGCTGCAGCACCCATCAGCATTGACATACCAGCTGCAGTCCTAGTAGTTGATTGAACTCCTGTTGTACCATGTGAGTACGAAGGAATACCTGTTGCTTCATCAGCTAATTGTCTAAACCGATCAAACATCATCAAATTCTCTTGTGATGTATTTGGAAACTTAACACCATGAATTGCTGCTCCTGGTTGTCCACTTTGTCTTCTAAATATTTTACCAGGAAATACTTTCATATCTTGACCTGGTACTAACATAGTTTCATCTACATCAAATATTAAATTACCTGATAGAGCTAAGTTATCTATTGCCATTCTTGCATGACCATTCATAACTTGTTGTGAATCTTGCATATTTTCTGGAATACCTACTCCAAAAAATTGATAAGGATTTAATTCATATGGACATACCATGTAAGGTATTCTTTTTGGTGTAAATGGATTTTCTACACATCTTAAAACTTTACCACCACATATCCATACGTTAACTGATATAACATCTAGTTCATCATCAACTTCTAAATCTAATTCTTTTGCTATATCTTTAGATACTAATCCCCAATATTCTAAAACTTCAAATCTATTTTTATAAAGTGTTTGTACATTTTCTCTATCATACAAAGAAGATTCATATCCTCTTGTTTGATAATTAGGACCCATCTCTAAACATTCTCTAATTGCATTTAATTTAAATAATGGTTTTTTAGACAATGCTGCAAATTGTTCTTTGTTTAATGAATGTCTTTGAATAACATATTCTGCATCATTCATATTAGTTGCATTTGGATCTACATAAAAATCCCAACATGATACTGCTTCTATTGAAGGTACAGTTTTAGATTTTTCCATAGCTGCAAGTGTTCCTGTTTCTTCATCAGAACTATATGCATATTGTATTTTTTCAGATGTAAATGGTCCTTTTAAAATACCAGTACCAAGTAAACACATTTCAAAAAATACATGTCTTAATATTGTAATAGCTTCACTCTCTTCTAATTGATCGTGAATTAATTTTTGCATTTTACCTGCTGCCATTTCTGCAGGTTCTATTTGTGGCATTGATTTTAAATCAGGTGCTGCACCTTCTTCAAAACCTAAGTCTTTATACTTTTGTGCTAGATCTTTCATTAAAGATTCAGCAGTAGCACCTTTAGGTATACCATTACCATCACCAGCAAAACCATATGGGTTAGGTGTATCATTAGGATCAGGTTGCTCTTGGGCATTAGGATCCTGTGGTTGTCCTGGTTTTGATATGTGTGCATATTCAGCAACACCTTCAGGAAGTGTAGTAGGTCTTACACCTATTGGAAATTTACCACTAGAAAATAATACTTCAATAATTTGTCCAAAAGCAGCTAGTACTTTTGTTTTAGTTATTTTAACAAAAACTTTAGATTTCTCGCTATCACGAAAAGCCATGTCAGGTCCATATAAACCTCTATAGTTTCTATAAGCTTTAAGCCATCTCTTTTCATCATAGAGTCTAGCTGTTTCAGCTTGTTGAAATCTCTGTCTTATAAATCCAACAAATGGATCTAAGTTTTCGTCTTTTTTATCCATGTAATTATTCTGCAAATTTGCCTGTTGGTTTTTTAGCTTTACCTTCTTTTAACATTTTTAATTCAGCTTCTGTAAGAGTTGGATTAACTAATCCTAGCTCTTTCAATTCTTTAAGTGACATTGTTGTTAAAACTTTTTTTTGTCTTTTACTTGTAGCTATATCTTTTTTAGATATATCAGCTACTTGCATTACATCTACTGGTTTTTTAGCTTTATACTTATCTATTTTATTAAACCTACTATGCTCATTTGCAATAGCTTTATCTTCGTTTCTAATCATATTAGTAATCTCTTTCTTCAGCCATTCTAAAGATTGCTGGGTCAACTTTTGATTTAGCACCTGGTTTGTCATTGCCGTCTCCAGCAGTTGAACCATGTTTAACTTTTGAGTTAGGGTCAATTGCTAATTTTTCGTTTTTAACTTTAGCAACATCTGGTGCGAGCTCTCCGTGACTATATCTTTTTTTTATGTCCATTGTGTCTCCTGTTTTTTTTCTTTTTGTTTTTTTTGTGTTTTTTAGTACCTGCATAAACGACAGGTATAAAATTGCTCTTGGGTCCAAGATTACTCACTAATAATCTTTTTCATCAGCCAACTTATTAAAGTTAGCATCTACTTGGCTTGTAAATTTTTTTGGCTCATAGTAATCAAATTTACCATCTTGAGTTTCTCTTGCACGTTCTTCTTTACCATAAGTAATTTTTAAATTACCTGGTTGTTGATTTGGCTGTTTGCCATCAGGTGCTGTACCAAGATCGCCTTGTTTTACTTTAGCTTTTGGATCGAATTTAGTTTCCATTATACTTCATCTCCTTCATCATACATATCAGACTCTTCAGATAAATCTTCAAGCTCCATTAATAAATCTTCTTCTTTTTCATGTAGCTCTCTTATATCTTCAATAACATCGGATACTGTTCTTGTTTTCTTTTTTCTTGCCATGGGTTTCTCCTATAGGTTTATTTTTCTTATTGACAATATATTTTTAGTTGGTATAGTTGTGTAGCCACCACCTTGTTTTATTGCTGCATTATCTTCAAATATAAAATCTGCCATTATAACAGTTGTTTTTTCATTCTGTTCTACTAGCCAACCAAAGCTACAACAAATAGCTGTCTTTGATTTTTTTATATCTGGTATGTCAGCCCATTCACATGATCCAACAATATCTTCCCAATAAACCATTACTAGTTTATAAGGAAAATTCTTTTTATCTATAGTAGGTAGCTTTACTTTTTTTGACACTAATTAATATCCGAATATTTTATCTGAGGGAATAAAATTAGTTGTTCTGTTGTTATTAAAATATTTATTTGCGTAACTAGTATGTATAGGTCTACTCATACAACCATATCTTAATGCATCATATGCGTGATCTTCTACATGTGTATTTATATCTTCTGGATTACTATCATCCAATGGAAGAGTTGGGAATGTTCTTAATAAATTTCTACAACTAGAAAAAACTCTAAGTCCTGGTTCTTTATCATTGACTAGCTTTAATCTTTTGTGTATTTCTAACTTTCCACTAATTCTGCTTTTAGGAGTCCTATCTGACGGTCTCCAACGACATCCTGTTTGAATCATCGTTTCTGCTATACTTGGACCCACATCTCCTCTCTTTGCCCATGTACTAGCGTCTAAGACCCCGTAGCGTATGTATTCTCCGTGCTCTAGCTCTAAGACTTTTTTTGCAAAAACATCTGCCGTAATCTTTTGAGTATATAATTCTCTATAAGCCCATAGATTGTTATCATAATCAATAGCGAACCATAAGCAGCAAGCAGGAGAAGAGTAACCCCAGTCTGCAGCACGAAAACGCTGCCATCCTTTAGGTACTTCAAACGGTTCAACAACATGAATATTCCTGTCAAATTCTGGAAATGCTGCATTTGAAAACGCATCCCAATTTCCATCTAAAAATTGTTTTCTTTGTACTTCTGGTAAAGATGACAACATTGCATAGTAATCATCTGTTTGCATAAGGTACGGGTTATCTTGTAACTTAGCTGGTATAAACCTTCTGGTTATATACTTGTGTCCAGTAGGCGTTACTATCTCTATGTTAAAAGCTGTGT